GCATATGATAAGGAGGTTCCCAGTCTCCAATGCGCATCTGCGCGCCTCCCAGCTTCATCACCGTGTTAGGACACGCTGCGACGGCGTCTATACAGCGACGCCACTCCGCTATTTCACTGTCAGTCGCAGCTGGATCAATACGGCCACCTA